CACTGTTGCTCCAGCAATGTCTCTCGCATGTCCGAAAGTTCTTTTTTCGACCAGCTTCTTAAAGTCCGGCTTAACTGCCACGATGGCATCCACGCATCGGCTCCGTTTTCGGTGTGCCACCTGACCATCGCCTTCACAAACTTTTTACGCTTTAGGTCGAACTCACCCTCGTACCCATGAAGATCCAGCATCGCGAGTATGTTTGCTGACATGCAGGTTGCCAGATCCGCCGCCCACTGGGCTGATTCCTTGTTGACGATCGCTCCGTCTCGGTCTCGACTGCACGCATGAATTAACGCCAAAGTTTTGGCTTTTTCGCATAATCGACACCACACGCTGGTTCGAGCATCGCTGTTTATCGCTTGTCCTTCGGCCATTTTTTGATTTTCATAATCGAACAGATCATTGAAAACCTGAACCGCATCGTAGTCCATATCGACTCGAATGGGACGATAAAAACGGTCGGCTACCGATACGCCGTTCCCCACAAAATTTACATTCGGAACATAATCTTCCCACCATCGCACCTCATCGATCAGGGATTGGTCGGGATCGTGTTGCATGTGTTTGTTTTTCTTGCCTCGGCCCGGTGTCTCAAACACCATCAGCCGAGCAGCCAATCCACCGGCAAGCATGCGGTCGTTTAATTGCTCGAAGAAAAATCTGGGAATCGAAAATCCCAACAAGCACAGGTGAGGTTGGTTAAGACTTTTCACCTCGGTCATTCCGGCGCGCGCCCTTGATTTGGCAGTTCCGCGAGCATGATTGTGGAATTCCAAAAACGCCTTGGTGAGTCCTCCCTTTTCTTCGTTGGCCATTTTTGCCAGGAAAAGATCGATCTCGTCCACAATAAACAGAGATTGACCGGCCAACTCCATCCAGTCATAAACGCCTTCCGCACTTGCCACTTCGGAACCAATCCTGCACGATGGTAGGCAGGCCCGTTCGACCAGTATGTTCGCTGCGCTCTTGGGCGCGTCCTTGCCGCTCCCGCTCGGCGCTAGACACGTCACCATCACATTCGTTCTTATGTTTGTTTGATCCGAAACTTTCCTGCCCATCATCATCCCAGTAAATGCCAAAGCTCCACCCAGAGATAAGTTTGGATCCGGGTAAATTGCATGATTCATCGTCCATTCATAACTCATTCCCAATAGACCGTCAGGTAGATTTGCGAAGATCCGGTCCGGAAGTTTCCGATTGGATGCGCCAAACAGGACGGACCCGTAATACTCTTCGTCGGATCGTTTCAGCGCATCGTTGCTTGGCTTCTTGATTCGGGCTTCGTCTTCTCGAACATCACTAGACAGATGTGGCTGATCGGATGGTTCGACCACTATCCTCTTGGGAAGACAAGAATCCAGAATACCACTGAAATCAACGCTGGATAACAGTTCCTGTCTATCTTTTTTTATTCTTTCGATCGTCCGTTTCGCCTTGACCCACAATGTCCGAAAATAGCCTGGACGTGATGCTTTCCCTGGCTTGTCGGTTTGCCGACGCATAGAGATCAGGCAGTTCAGAGTCTCTTGCGGCGTCCAGTCGAATAGCTGGCAGAGCGTCACCAGGGACATATCGTAACCGGATGGCGATAGGTCTCGCAGATCATCCCGACGCATCTCGAACGTGCGGATGAATACATCAGATCGGTACGCTGCCAGGAGCTTTTCCGCTGGAGGTTGAGCGGCTGGATCATAAATCAGTTCGCTTAGAGGGTCGTCGCCGATTCCTCCAAAGACCAAACTGGTATATTTCCCGATTTCTTCGGCTTCTTTTTTTAACTGTTTTCTGGCTTGATGCCCAACTCCGTAAGCCCCATGGATTTCTAGCATTTCGTCCGTCAATAATGGGACTGTTCCGCCGATCGGCTGGCCGGTCAGATCCTCTCGAATAGCCAAAAACTGCTCAAAATCCTCACCTTCGTAACGCTTACCATCATCATCTCGGATAACTCGCACCACCTCACCACAATCAGGCTTGTGGTTGAGGCTCCCTGGTATCCGCAGTACCCGAGTGAGATCCCCACAGTTCACCAGTCCTGACCAGCCGAAATCTTCGCGAGCAATGTCTATGATTAGCTGGTGCCAGCCCTTGGTTAGCCAAGAGGCTTTCACACGATCAAGTTCCACATCTTTGTGATCGCCAAATACCCAGAACTCCTTGAGCAGCCAATAAACGTGAATCCCTCTACCACTATGAACGATCTTGCTTGGAGGTATCGGTAGAGATTCGACTAGACCTAGAGCTTCTTCCAGTGTTCCAGGCAGGCTCTTATTTTCGGCAGCATCAATGTCAATGTCTGCCCACAGACAGCCGATACCAGCCGTATCTAGGACGGTCCCTCTCCCTTTGTGGAGATCACCACTGATAAGTCCGAGACCAAAATACAGATCGGAATGGATGGGACTTTGTGGCCCAGACAAAAAAGAGATCGCTTCATCCAGCGATTTGTAGTGCGTAGAGAATCGCTGCGGCATCCTGAATATGAGGAGTTTCCTATCGGCTGATATAGAGTCGCGAAATATGTCTCCCAAGAATTTACCCAGGTCACCAGCATTTAACTGGTGTTCGCTTTTGCCCGCCATCATCTACCTCCTGCGTTTTGTCCGACTATCTTCGCTTCTTGCCGCCATCCGGGCAAATCATCGCTAAAATGGGATATTTATTGGATCTAGCATCTTCTTGCGTTCTTCGGCAACTCCCGGAAACCATCCGCAATCACCGCAATAAACCAGCTCATCGTCTGGCTTTTTTTCTGGACAGGTGCCACCGCATTTGGCACATTCCCAGTCACCCAGGTCGAGCGACAGGCCATCTTTTTCGATTTCCGCTTGAATAATCCGGTTATATTTACCTTCCTTTGCTACCAACACTCTCAAAGTTTTTTTAAGTCCTCCCTCCCAGGCTAAATCAATCGCCTGTTCGCAAGACTCAGGAACTCCAGCGTCTGCGGCGCATTTGGCCCTGGCCAGCCACCACATCACCGCCTTTGATCGGGCATATCCTGTATGCTCGAAACAGATCCATTCGGAAACAGTCTCGCTGTAGTCGAGATGGTAATCCACCCGCATAGTGGGAGGAGTTGATGATTCATGACCTTTTTTTCGATGCAGGCTATAATCCACGTCAACAACGGGTCGCCATTCCATGGGCTTTTTCTTGCTGATTACGGCCAAATCGCTGGGCTGGGAATCGTGCTTGTCCTTGTAGCCGGTTATCACGTTGTTGCAGTATTTGCATATACGAGCGCTCAATGGGAGGTATGCCCGGCATTGCTTGCATATTTTGACCGGAGCCTCTCCTTCCCCACTATTTTTTCGCACTGTCTTCGGTCCGGTTATCTGATCGACGCATCCGTGCCGCAAAATGTTCTCGGCAAAATCCAGAACCAAACAATCCTTTTTGCCATCGTGTAAACGCGATCCTCGACCAATCATTTGCACTAATAGGCCAGGAGACTCGGTAGGTCGTAAAAGTGCCACACAGTCCACGATTGTCGCATCAAATCCGGTTGTCAGCACGTTGACATTGGCCAGGAATTTGAGGTAATTGTGCTGGAACCGTTTAATCGTCTTGTCCCGCTCTGCGGTAGGTGTGTCTCCGGTAATCAGTCCGCATTCAATTCCATGCTTCGCGAACTCTTCTACGATGTTTTCGGCGTGAGAGACGCCTGCACAAAATATGAGAGTCGATCGTCTCTGGTCATAATTGATCTGGGCAATGATTTCTGCGACCGTCTTTTTGACCACATCGCCTTCCATCATCCTCCGCTCGGCTTCTTCCGGTACGAATTCGCCGCCGCGATGTCGGATTCCTTCGGTCGAGACCATGGAAATTGCAGCGCGAGAAATCAATGGAGAGAGATACCCTTCGTCTATCAGTCTGGAGATAGACACATCATAAACCAGCTTGTCGAACATACGGTCCTTGCCGTAGACCACGCCGGAATCCAGTCGATAAGGAGTAGCGGTCAGACCCAGGATCTTCATCCCTGGATTGATTTCCTCATTTTCTGCGATGAAGGATCGATACATTCCATCGCCTTCCGCAGTGACCAGATGTGCTTCATCGATGATGAGTAAGTCGAATGGGCCGATTTCCCTGGCTCGCTTGTAGATAGATTGAATTCCGCCCACGAGAACCTGAGTTCCCACGTCTCTCCTTTTGAGGCCAGCGGAGTAAAGCCCAACAGAAAAACTCTCTCCATGCTGACGGAGCATTTCCTGAGCATACATTTCGAGCTTGGAATAATTCTGAACCAACAGTTCTTTGACGTGAGCTATGACACCGATCCTACAGTCCCAGGAAAGATTGCACCGCCTGCAAATATCTGCCAGGACGTGTGTTTTTCCTCCACCAGTTGGGATACATACGACACCATTTCCCACACCATCAACTAGATGGCTCATTGCCGCCGTCACACTTTCGATCTGGTAATCGCGTAATTTCATCGGTCACCACAGTGCAGTATGTTTCAATCCAGACTCTCGCGCCGCAGGACAATGGTTTGTCTGGTCGGTACACGAGCCGAGCCACGATAGTTCCATCCGGGTCGCGGATCTCAACACTTCGCGCGTATCGATTCGTCCTACCCGATTTCACGGAAAATACCGGGAGATTTTCGCCTTTAACATTCCGACGAATGTGATGCTGATTCACATGAATGATGGTTTTTTTTCGCATATATGGGATGGAACCACGCATCCCTGCGCAGTCCCATACTGAGGAGACTCAGACTATTTCGCCGTCGTCACCCAGGTCGGTCGATCTTTCTGCGACGATGCCATCTTCGTCGCAGCCGGAGCCGGAGCCTTGGCCGGAGCCTTGGCCGGAGCCTTCGTGATGGGCATGTACGCATCGATACGGTTGGAGAATTCGCCCGTACCAACCTGTCGGCTGGTATTCGGGTCGTACACCGTCATCTCACGACGCGACACTTTGATTAGCAAAGGTTTGTTTTCGATTTCGTCCGTAGAGCGGACGAGTGGCATTTCTACCGCTCGGCAGATCGCGGAAAAATCACCCTTCGCCATCATGACCACGTTAGGCTTTTCGTGCCAAAGGTTGAGATTGCTGTAAACCCTTCGCCCAGCGTGTTCGCCCTCCAGAACCTCGAACACCAGCTTCAGGTAGCTACCAGTGTTCGCTTTGTTTGGAGTTCTTGCGCTGTCTACGCAGGCTACAAGGTACTCTCCTGCTGGGAGCGGCTCGTAACCTCTGTTCGGCTCCACCGAACTCGAATCGAAAACTTCGTCGAAATCATACGCCATAACACACCTCACGAAAAAAGTTAGCTAACAACGAACGAATCAACCAGCACATCGGACGATTCCACATGATCGGTCACCACATCTGGAACTCCAGCGTCATCACCCTTGATGGTGCCATTCGAGTCGCTGTCGATGACGGCGTCAACGAAGGAACTCCACTCCAGAGGAAGATCGTGCTGGAGACCGTATCGATTTTTCGCCACTGCTGACGGTGAGCCGGTGACACGCATGATGCGATCGCCGCCCACGGTCTTGCCCAGCCCAGTCGCTGTACCACGCGACCGGCCAAAACCACCGTCTTCTTTGTTGACCCTCATCTTGCGTGTCGCGAACAGGATCGCGTCAGCCCATTCGCAGACCAGGGCATTGCTGTGTTTGTGGAGGCGCGGACTGTAACGGTCATAGGGTGCGTGTTCGGGATCCTCAAATTTCTCGACCTTGGAATGGGCGGTCATGATGATCGTCATGCCGCGATTGTCGCGCAGTTTCTGCAATCTTTCGAGCAAATCCTTAAAAAGTCGGGCAGCAGCGATGTATCCCTTTCCGTATCCGCCGCGAGCCTGCTCGATTGTGGCGACACGATCGCTTTCGCAGATGTGCTGCCAGATCAGTTGTTCAGTCCAGTCCAGCGAATCCAGCACGACCGTCTTGTATTCGTGCTTCTCTTCGGACAGGACTTTCAGACTCTCCCACACGTCTTTCAGGTTCTTGGACAGAGGGAACCGATCCGCTCCGATCTCATCTACGCCGTCTTCGGTCTGAATGAAGATCGGGCTTGGCGCTGACGCGCCAAAGGTCGTCTTGCCGATACCCTCCGAGCCGTGAATTATCACGCGCGGCGGGTTGTACTTTCGTCCCTTTTCAATTCTCAATAAACCACTCATCGTATTTTTCCTCCACGAAAAACAAACTGATACGCATCACCGTTCGATCCGAAATAGTTATCCATGATTCGATTTGCGCGAAAGCCACACGATCGGAGAAACTGGTGGACATCTAGTGACCAGTCAGGGACTTCCATCACGATCATCTTCTGTCGAAGTTTTGCGAATCGCTTGAGGTCGCCGATCAGGGCGCTCGCGACTCCTCTCCTGCGGGCTGTTGGCACCACCGCGAGACTAAGAATGTTGATGTTCTTACCTGTCTCTACGGTCATCACACCTACCACCTGTGCATCCTGCTCGGCGACCCAGACCATTCCCTTTCGTGACCTAGTTATCACGTCAAAATCCTCCCGATCCATGGGATACCGGAAACATTCTCGTTCGATGGCAATGAGATGAGGGACATCCGAGTCCACCATCCATCTGGTACTGACTGGAGATGTGACGATCATGTAGATCACCTCATCGATGCCAAAAGGTCGTCCTGCTGCGGCTGTGCTTTCGGACGTGATATGGTCAGACGATTTTGGACCGACTCCTTCCGTTGACCACCAGGGATCCGCACTACTGTCCGCTTGATGGTTCGCCCGTCTGGAAGGTAACCGATCTGTGCGTCCTTCATCGTCACGATCATCGCTGCTCGCAGTTCTTCTTTCTTTGATTCGAGACTGCGAATTTCGTCACCGATCGACTCATACTGATCCACTAGGGTCGCAGCTTCGTCTCCCAGAGTAGCTTCGATTCCCTGGCTGGGCTGGTACAGATTTTCGATGGATTTCAGGCTGCTGCGGCTGTCGATCGGAGGCTCGCGCCGCTCGACTCTATCCCAGAACTCCTGGGCTTTGGCTAGTAGTTCAAGCTGGAATTCGCGATTTACGGCGATCTCGTATATCCGGAAATCCGATCCTCCGATCAGCGCGGCAACATCGGCCACATCGAATCCTAGGTGACGGCAGCAAAACAGTTGCCACTGAACTTGTGCGTAATAGCTAGGAGGGATTTCTTCGGTTCCAACCGGACCCCAGCCATAATCACTGCGGGAAGATTTGCACTCAAGTAAACGACCACCATCGACCAGTCGATCGGGCGTGCAGAGCGCCCGATCCCACTCCTGGGAGTAGATGATGGATGGCTCGCTTGGTCGGGTCGCCCGCCCGGTTTCATCCTCATACGCCTGGACGATAATACTTTCCAGACGACGACCCCAGGACATATATTGATTGTCCTCAGTCTTCTTCCCATTCACCTTTGCCAAATACACATCGAGAGGGCTGCGATAGTGGTCAATTCCTGCCACCGCCGCGATCTCACTTGCGCCTATACCAGCCTGTCTAAATTTCAACCACTCATCACGATCCATAATTTTCTCCTAGTTCTTGCTCGTCCGGGTCGATTCGTCTCGCACCTTCAGCGCGTTTTTGATTCGCGCTTTCTTTTCGGCGTCGCTGATCGACGGCACAGCCAGGGTCTCGTTCTCTGGTTCAAGCATCGCGATCAGGTCGCGACCACGCACATATCGACGCCCACCGATCTGGACCGAACCTATCCGTCCCGTCCGGACCCAGGATAGAATGCTGCGGTAGCTGATGTGCGATCGCCCGGTTACAGGCGACGGCAGCAGAGTTGCCGCATCGTGTAGCGAGTAGTATTTACTTGCGTCGATCATGTTTGGCTCCCTTGCACCGTCGTGCGGTGATGACCTCATTATGGTGACAGTTGTCACCATGGCAAGGGCAAAAAGTGATAAAAAGTGACAGAACGATTCAAAAAATGCTATCCGAATTTTCATAAAACCGTAACCGACCTGTGGTTACAGAAAAAATAATAAAATTTTATTTTTGGCAAAGTGTTAATGCGACGATACTTGCGAAACGCTGTAACAGTCAGAAACGATAAAACGATCAGAAAAGCGATTGCAGAATTTACGTTTGTTTAATTGAATGGCTCATGGGGTTCTATCGCTCTCGTCCACCCAAAAGATGGAGGTTCCGAGTGTCAACTAAACGTAAAGGTCGTCCGACTATTGAGGAAGCTAAAATGCGGCGGGAAGCCGAAGAAAATGAAATGGAAGACATTAGTCCCGGAAGAAGAACTGTGCAGATCCGAATCCCTAAAGAGATATATTTCCAATTAAGGGAGCTTGCAGAGGAGTCTGCTGGAGAACCTAGCGAAGAGGCTAGGAGAGCTTGCGTGCTGTATCTAACCGGACTTAATAGGTGGCCACCGAAAAAGAAGCAGGAGGATGAATCTAAAAATTGATTGATAAACACAAACACCTCCCTGGAATCCAGAGAGGTGTTTGTGTGTTTTTCATATAGCGATGGGTTTAACAAGGCTACAAACATCTTTGCGCGATACCAGAATTCGGCCAACTTTTCGATAGCCTCTAATCGTTCCGCGATGGACCCAATCCCTGATAGTTCCAGGCTTCACGTTGATGATTCTGCTCGCCGCAGTCACTGAAATAAGGTCTGCTGGGATAGGCTGTGTCATGTTGTTTTCCTTGAGTAAATCGCTGTTGACAGGCTTGAGCAATCTTGTGGTGGAAACCACCACAATCAAGTGATGCAATGAATGTAGTGGCTCCAAACATTTCGGTCAATCTCGGTTGAAACATTTTCTATCGTTTTGTCAATTTTTGTTACAATTGTCACTAATTGTCCTGATTGGTCATCATCCCATTTTCGCCACTACTTTGGCCGCTCTTTCAACGCTTTCAGCGTAGATCGCGGTCGTTTGTGGTGTCGTGTGTCCCAGGACGCAGCGGGCATCCTCTCGACCGTATTCGGTTTCGACCCAGGTGCCGACCGAATGTCTCAGTTGATTGGGAGACCATTTAGGTAATTGAGCTTTCCGGCAAGCCCGAAGAATGGCTTTCTGATAAATGTTGCTGTTGAAGTGATCGCCCATCGCCCTGGACCCTCTGTTTTTCAGAAGGTGAGGGTGCGTCTTTCGGTAACATTCCCGAGGATTGAATAGAAATCCTTCTACCTTCATGTATTTTCGCAGGAGCAGCTGCGCTTTGGGACCGAGCGGAATCTCGCGGCGGAATCCTCTCCATCGGGTCTTGTGCCGCTCAAGTCGGTAAAGCCATACCTCCACGCCATCGACGGTCCGCCATTTCTTGATGATGTCGCTCGTGTGCATCAGGCAGACTTCGCCAGGACGCATGCCGGTGTATTGCTGGAGTCGAACCATGTCCGCCAGCATCCCTGGAAGATGCTTGATCGTCCGCTCCACCACATCCGAATCGACGGGCAAGACCTTCGGGTGATCCGGAGCGATCGTCCGGTTCTTCTTGAGTGGCTCCAGGGCTTTCAGAGCAAGCCATGTTTCCGTAGGGATCAGTTCTTTGGAAACACAGAACCGAAACCATTGCCGGATGATCGAGACCATCTGGTTAATCAGTCGCCGACAGTATCCATGCCTCACCATCGAGTCTCGGACCACCGAGAGAGCCAGCGGACCAAACTCCGTGGCGACGGTCTCGCCATAAAGGTCGAGAACCGAATTGATGGCTACCTTGTGCCGGTGAAAGTCTCTGTTTGACAGCCATTCTCGCTGGTGTTGAAAGTAAGGACCGGCCAGTTCGATGAGCATCAGGCCCGGCTGGCCTTTAATCGTCGCTGTGACTCCATCCGACTCCACTTCCTTGATTAACTGCACATATTTTTTCTTGGCTTCGTCGGAGCCAAATTTTCCCAGAGACCTCATCACATAGCGTCCCTGAGCAACCCGGATCCGGACCACGGCGATGCCCTTCTTGTCCTCCATCTTGGGAGGCCACACAGGCTTGCGACCCATTTTCAAACTCCCTGGTGCTATCAATTCTCGGGATTCATCCCGAGAATTTCAGGCTCTTTGGAATTTCTGCGAAAAAATGTAAGTTGTTGAAATCTAAGAGCTTACTATAAATACACCCAGCAGGATTCGAACCTGCAACCTTCGGTTCCGTAGACCGAGTAATTTTATTGAGCTTTTTTAACGCAACTCTTTATATTTCAACACTTTTCAGCCATTTTTTGGCTACGCAGAACGGTTCAAAATGAACCAGTGTATACCCTAAAATACCAGGTTTTTTTGGGATCGTCCCGAGAATTCTCGGGATCATCCCGAGAATTATTTGCCTGTCATTAAACCTCAGAAGGTTCTTTCTTTTGAGGTTTCTTTTTCTCTTCGATTTCTGCGAGAACCAATCGCAACAACTCAACCGGATCCAAGCTAATCTTCTCACAGAATCGCAACAGCTTTCGGGCTGATCGTACCGCCCTCTCTCGGGTTTTCATCGCGTCTTCATTCGCCATATCGGGCGCAGGAGGTTTCGCGAGATCGTCAGGTCCGTACAGACCTTCGGGCTGCTCCCATGCGGTACTGATGCGGATCGCGTCCACCAGGGCTTTGCCTACCTGTAGATATTCCGCGATCTGATCGCTCGACCAATCCTTGGAAACTGGGTTAGCCAGGATCATGTGGATAGCTTTCCGTTTGTCGCCAGCCGTCCGCCTCAAACCGTGCTGAATGTTGCTTCCTGCGGCGTATGCCCTGGCTTCGTCCACGGTGCCAGTAATCACAACCACATGCGTCTGTTTGGCTCCTAACTGTTTCATTGCTTCAAGACGATGGAAACCTTCGACAAGGTAAACCGCTTTGGTATCCGGATCCTCAAAAACTTTGATCGGAGGAAATGCGGCTCCATGTTCGATCTCTTCGCGATAATCCTGCACCGTCTCTCGACTAATGTTGACTCGCGGTTGAGTGTCCACATCGGTCACTATTTTCTTAATGTCCATAATG